GAATATAGCATTAGACCATCCATTACGAGCTATACAAGTAACGTCTGCAACTAAGTCTCCGGGTGTTAATGTTTGTCCAACGGGTATTAAGAAGTCGTGGTTACCAGTAAATGGACCATAGTTAGTGCCTGTACCATCGGCATAGAAATCATAACCATTAGCTACACCTACAAGACCTGATGAGCCATTATACAAGTTAATACCACGAACACCGTGAGCATTACCACTTGAATTTGATGCAGTAACTTTACCAACAATTGCTTCGTAAGCCCTAGATGTGTAACCTTGTAATGCAATACCTACAAAATTATCATTTGTAAAAACACCAAGACCACTAAAAAGGTTATCTGCATATACAACCCCCGAAGAACTTACATAAAATGCTGATCCATTAGGAGCACTACCAGTACCCACGCTAAGAACTGCACCATTAATTTCTAATACTGAACCATCCCATAATAAATTTTTTGTAGCATTACCAATAGAAAATTTATAAGTAGTTGAACTGTATCCTAAAAAGAAACCTGTTCCTGTATTAAAGTCTGTTTGTCCACCACGTAAAAATCCTGTTGACCCTACTGTTAAGTTACCTGTTACGGTACTGATAGCGGCTAACTCATTAACATTAATCTTTGCAGCAGTAACTGATCCTGCCAGAATTTTGTCTGCTGTAACAGCACCTGCATCAATCTTAACTGCTGTAATAGCTCCAGCCGCAATAGCTTGAGCACCAATAGTCTCTGCCGCTATCTTACTACCTGTAATTGTATTAGCAGATATTTTATCATTAGTAATAGAGCTATTAAGAATTTTTAATTCAGTAACAGCATTAGTTGCAATCTGAGTTGCAGTAACAGTATTAGGATTTAGGTCACCAAGTATTTGATCTAGAGCTGCAACAGTAATCTTAGTTGCAGTAACTGCATTGTTAGCAATCTTAATTGCAGTAACAGCATTAGCTAATATTTCATCAGCAGAAATAGTTAATGGAGGTACAATAGAATCTAGGTCAACTGCAGTACCACTATCTATTTTCCATTTGTAGTCAGGAGGTGAGTTGTTAACAGCAAACTTAATTTTTCTGCCACCAAGAATAAGGTAATAAAGAAATTGAGTAGTACCAAAAGATGTAGCAGATAAATACCAAGTATAACTTGTTGGATTAGTTGATTCAGTTGGTGTGTTACTGTTATTTAAACCAAAATAAGTTTTATTAGTAGGTGAATTAGAAAAACCAGTACCTACATTATCATCAGCATATTTAATCTGGAGATATTGATAAGGATAAGTAGCTGGATCCCCACCGGGAATATCGGGAGTTTCCTCTGATGCAATATTACTTGAATCTACTAAGTTAGTATGTACATCATACAAATAAGCATCAAGCTCTTTGTTACCCGTTACAGGAGGATTAAACATAAATTATCTCCGATCAGCAGGTCGTACATCAAATGAGAGAGTAGGAAGTCTCCAATAGTCTGTTGATGTAATATAGATATTCATTACACGACCATTAACTCTGGGATCAACTTTGTATCCTTGAGACTTTTGATTGTTAGGAAGAAATGTAAATACATCCGCAGACGTATATGTTGGGTTGTCTATATAATTATTTTGACCAAGTACTTTAATACTAATACTGGCTGATCCAGATACCTTATCAAATACAGGGTATATAGAGTTGATAAGAGAGCTACCAGTTAAATCTCCTGTATTAATCTTTTTAGATATATAAGAAGTATAGGCTGCAAATGTTGAACCATTATACATTAGATATGCATCATCTGTAATAAGTGTTTGTGAAGAATTAGTTGTAAATAACAACTCTTGTTTAGCATAATTAAAAGTATTACTTACATTTTGTGGAGCATTGAATGTATAAGTAACATTAGCTAATGTTCTCTTTGTCCATGTATTATTTTTGTAGTTAAAGATAAGAGCTTCAGTACAAGTTGTTGCATTTCCTTTAGGATAATTAATCCAGATTTCTTTATAGAAAGGATTACGTACAACATGAACTTTGTTAGTATAACTTTTATTTAAATTACTAAAGAAGTATTTTTTAATACGAAAGTCAGCAATAGACTCTATGCTACCTGAACCATTATGAACATAAATATCATTACGATCTACTACAAAGTGATTACCATCAAATTCACATACACAGTCTGTAGCAAGTATGCCATATGACTTGGAGTATGGAGTTACCTTTGTGTTAGCCCCAATAGTAAGAATGTTAATACTGTCTTCAGAATAAATAAACATGTTACCACGTAGGTCAAGCATATCGAGTACCTGAGATGTTGAGCTTAATTCAAATTCATCAGCTGTGTCTGTTGTTACTCCGGGTAACCATACTTGAGGGATATTACCAGTAGGAGCCTGTACAGATATTCTTACTGTTCCTGGGGCATATGTAATAACACCAGCATCGTTTAATGTTAAGTTAGCCGCAATCAAGGAATAGTTTAAAGACCTAATTACTTTAGCAGTTACTGTAAGACCTGCCGCATAGTTCCATCCGGGTAAATATTGAAATGTGGATCCTGCTGATGCTGAACCAAATAAACAGTATAATGGTGTTGTTGTTCCATTGTTAAGTACAATAGCAAAGCCACCATTAAAATAAGTGCCTTGCCAATCACTGTCCGTGTATGCGGCATCACCAGAGGAAAACATTGTTGATTGACCACCAGCAGCATCTACACGGACAATGCCACCATTCTTGGCAAAGATATTATAACTTTGATCAGGTCTTTTCCAGTGTATACCAAAGGTAGGTTCTAGTCCAACAGTCCTGAATGCGGCTTCGCCTGTAATTGTTTGTACTGCATTGTCATCAAAACGAACATTCAGCACATCTGAAAAAACATTAGGAGGAACAATTAAGGGTGATAAGTCTGCGTTAAGACCTCCCTTACCTAGGTCTGCGATTGGTGTTGCCATGAGATATCCTTTTTATTACTATTAGGTACCAAGTAAAGCACATTCAGCCTTACGTCTTTTATCAAGACCAGCCAGCACTTTACCACCACCTTTGTTCCATTTCATTAACTCTACCTTAGCGGCTTCCCAATCTTGCTCATTAATCTTTCGTCTTAATGTACTTGTCTGAAGTCTACCTACACCTAGGTTATAACAGAAGTCAACAATGGCATTTAATTTCTTTTCATCTGTGGCCAGCACAGGACAATACTTAAGTGTTCCGGGTAAATAAGTATGATGTAATTCTCTGAGGAGTAATTCATAAGCCTCAGGCTCACTCATAAGAGGATCCTGAAGCGTTACTTTCTTACCATCAGCATAGTATGTACTGCCGTAACCTATAGTAGCTACATTGGCAGGACACATATAAGGCTTAGATCTAAAGCCTTCAAAGTGTTTACATAAGTCTGCGGCTAAAGTTAAATTCATAGTCCACGCTTGCTGAGTGTTCTGTCAAGGAACCAGTAGTTAAGAGTACCAGAAACAAGAGCCGCAAAGTCTGCTGACATCATTACCTTGAATACTTCTACTGGAGGCATACCGCTAACCCATGAGTTATAAGCTAACCAAATATGAATAAATGACCATAGGATTAAGATCCAATATGTTACTACAGGTCGTACTGAGGCTGACAATGCGGCTACCCATCCACCACCAGCGGCTTTAACCATTTCGGCTTGTTGTTCAATAGCTGACTGGAAAGCACCCATAACACCGACATCAATAGCGGCTTCACGTTGAGCACCAATCTCGGCTAATTTTTGTTGTCCTCTTTGAGCTTCTAAGTCACACTGGAACTTAAACATATTAAGCTCATGTGAACGCTCATTCTTTTTGTCTAACCACTTGAGGACTTCAGGGGCTAGTCGAAATAGACCACCAAACAGTGATCCTAAAATACCACCACTTAAAATATCTAACATATTATAATCCTATTTTACTTAACAATAAAGCAACAATCTTATTAGAAAGATCGTCAGGGAGAAACTTAAGGAAGCCTAAGAAATACAAAGCTACACAGCCATAAACAAATATTTTTAAGGCTAAATCAAATGTCTTCTGATATTCGTTCATCTACCACACCTTCGAGTTGTTTGACAAAATTCAACTAGCTCGTTAACACCAACAAACAATAAAAATAAAAAGAAAAAGATACCACCTATAATCATAGCTATTTCATTCATCTCTTGTTCTTTTTCTTTAGCCTTTTTATCAGCCGCTTTAAGCGCACTTATTTCTTTGGCATCTGCTAGGTCCATCTCTGCTTGTCTAGCTTTAATTTTATTCCAGACATCAATCTTACCTGTCTGCATAAAGAGCATTTTAAGTTCTTCTTCAAAAGCTCTGGCTTGGTCAAGCGCCATTTCAATCTGTAATGCAGTTCCCATATTGGAACCTTTATTAGATTGTTTAGCTTGAAGCATAGCTTTTGTAGCTACACTCTTAGCATCAAACATCTTTGCAATCATAGGTGCCAGAGAACCTAAGTCATTAGCTACTTTACTAGCTTTCTTGACCATACTAATTGCTGACTGTATACCCGCTAGGGCTGTTAGAGGATCAATCATTTTTTATCTTTCCTTTTCCATTCTAAACAAACAACTTTTCGATTGTATACGTCACCTGACCAAGACCATCTAATACATCTGTATTCTTCTTTGATAGGAATATTAAGTGCTATAACCAGACTAATAGCAGAAATAAACATTACTTATGTAACTTGTTATCTATGGCCAACCATACAGCACCAAAGAAAGCACCAACAATAATTATTGGTTTAACTGCTCTTGCAATCCATTCAAGAACCATAAAGGCACCTTGAGCTGCATTAAAAGCATTAACTACTTCTTCTGTACTCTTATCTAATTTATCTACTTTAACTTCTACTGCAAGAAGTCTTTCGTATATTTGTGTGTGGGTTACTTCATTATCTTGAATAGATTCTTGCATTTTATTCCTTAATTATTGCATCCTGAATGTCGTCAGGTTTTTTTTCTAATTCTGTTTTAAGCATATTAAAGAATGCTTCACGACCAACTTGAAGTTGATCAACATTAAATTTTGCTGACTCAAGCTTACGTTCTAAGTCTGCTACATGATTCAACAACAGTTGTTGCTGGGGAGTCATGTCCTCAAACTTATATTCAATACCATCAATAGTTACGGGGGTCTTTTCATTTTTTCCCATGATTATTTTCCTTTAGTTATTTAAGCAGATGCTTGTTGTAGTGGTGACATATCTTCTGTTGTCCAGTAAGTTTTAGCCAACATAATTACTAGATGTTCTTTATTGCGTGACAGGCAGTCAGCCCATTCTTCGTCACTCATACGCTCTGGCTTACCACCATTTATTAGGTTAACCGAGTCCATAGCCGCAGAGTAGTGCTGTGCAATTTGTGCGGGTGTTTGTGTTTCAATAGTCATTTCAGTTTCCTTCAAGTTGTTTAATACGGGCAGTTAATTCTTTGACAGCATTGACTAAATACCAAGTCAAGTTGTCTGTATCCACAGTCATTACGCCAGTAGATTCTGTTTTAACGCACTCAGGCAAGATTTGCTGAAGCTCTTGGGCAATTACACCCAGTTGAACGCCTTGCTTTTGAATGGCTTGGTCTTGCAATAATTCAGTAATTTCTTCTGGTAAGCGGTATTCAAAATTGCAAACACGAATAGAATTTATTTTGTTTAGACCATCGTTGTTGTCGGCAATATTTTTCTTGAGTCGTTGGTCTGATGTTGTTGACCAAGATGATGAATTTGCGCCATTGTATGCACCTGATGTACCGCCAATAAATGCTGTATTAGAGCCTTTACCTGTAATGCTTGCACCAACAACAATTTCACCTGTTACTGTAGCTCCTGATTGAGTTGCGGAATTGCCAATATATACATTACTTGTGCCTGTTGTTATTCCATACCCCGCTTGATACCCTACGGCAGTGTTGTTAGATGCTGTGGTGTTGTTGTATCCAGCCTGATATCCTAGTGCCGTGTTGTTAGAGCCTGTGGTATTTTCACCAAGTACGCCACGCCCAACACCCGTATTAAAACCACCTGTTGTGTTTTCAGAAAACGAGCCATGCCCAATACCAGTGTTAGATTCTCCAGTGGTATTTTTACGAAGTGCTAAATAACCAAATGCACTGTTATACAGACCACTTGTATTAAGTATTAAAGCGTTATAACCAACTGCCGTCCCTTCAGCCCCTGTTGTATTAGCCGCCAAAGCACTAGCACCCACAGCAGTGTTGTATGAGGCTGTGGTGTTGTTAAGCAGAGCTTGATAGCCCATAGCTACGTTGTTTGAGCCAGTAGTGTTTAAACCCAAAGCACCTTGTGTTACTCCCTCAACACCATTTCCAACAGCAGTGTTGTAGCTGCCAGTGGTATTGGTAATCATAGCTAAACTGCCAATAGCAATATTGCTAACGCCACTTATATTGCTTCTAAAACTAGAAGAACCAATTGCAATGTTGTCTCTGCCTGTTGTGTTATCTCTAGCGGCAGCATAGCCAATAGCAGTATTGCTTACGCCTGTTGTATTACTGTATGCCGCCCGATAACCTACAGCGGTGTTTTCAGATCCTGTAGTGTTAAACGCAAGTGACTCACGCCCAACTGCTACATTAAAACTACCAGTGCCGTTTGCACTTCCATTGTTTGACGAAAAAGCCGCATATCCAAGACTTACATTGCTACTTCCTGTGGTGTTCCAATATGCGGATTGCAAACCAAGAAACACGTTTGCTGTTCCAGTGGTGTTGTTTATCCCTGCTTGATAACCAACAGCCGTGTTGTTAGATGCTGTTGTGTTTGAATACAAAGACTGATAACCTACAGCGGTGTTGTTAGATGCTGTCGTGTTGTTAAAAAGTGCTTCTTTGCCTAAAGCCACATTACTTGCACCTGTTGTGTTTAAGAACAGTGCAAGACGACCAATTGATGAATTATTTGCACCAGTGGTTGTAAAACGTAAAGCACCAGACCCTACTGCGGTATTATCAGATACTGTTACAACTTGCAAAGTACCTTCACCAATGGCTGTATTATTTGCACCAGTTATATTTGTTAAAAGTGATTGATAACCAAAAGCACTGTTTTGTGTACCAGTAGTATTAGCCGCCAAAGCACTAGCACCCACCGCAGTATTAGTCGCTATAGAACCCGCACCAAGACCTACAGTAACTCCAGAAAGCGTGTTAGTGTTTCCAGAGACAATAATCCCTGCTGTTCCGTCAAGTACGATGGACATAATTAGGCTCCTTGTGCCGCTACTTGAGCTTGATAAGCCGCAATTACCGCTTCAGTCCACACTGTATTGCAAATAGCAACAACATTAGCGGGAACGCCTGTCAGGTCTTGTGCGGGTGTGAGGCTTGAACGATGGTAGGTTTTACTTAGTTCTTTGCCATCTTCCATAATGCGAGTTGCCTCACGATACAGAATTATGCCGTTTTCAGTTACTGTAATTTGGTCAATGACCGCTTGTTTTGTTAAAGACATAATGTTTTCCTTTGGTTAAGTGTCCGTTTGCATCATCCAATGCAAATAAGTTAATCGGTTTGCATTACTAA